TCGTAAATTATTAGGATTGTTAAATGTTTCTGAACGTGATATTGACTTACTAAATCTTGAAAGTCTTCGACATCGTAGCATAGAAGGTATATTAGATGAACGACATCGGGTGTTTGATGCACTAAGCGACATACAATTCAAAGAGTTCGAAGACTTTCCGCCACATGTGGAGTTATTGACACCAGAACATACTACATACTGGGAGTATACAAGATCAAGATGTGTGCCAGAAAATTATCCTATCATGGTACAGATGCAAAATGATGGAGTCCATTGGACACGGCAACATGTAATCATTCCATTTACCTACAATGATACCATAGTAGGGTGGTGTGCCAGAATGCTGAGTGGTAGTGGCCCAAAATATATTAATCACAGTCAGCCAGGATATGTGTTTGGTACAGACTTACAAAAATCCGCGTGGCAACATGTATTGGTCATGGAAGGTATATTTGATGCACTATGTATTGGCGGACTTGCACTGATGCACAACACGGTCAGTGATACACAAGCAAGAGTAATAAGAAGTTTAGGCAAAGAAATCACAGTAGTACCCGATCACGACAAAGCCGGTATGGAGTTAGTAGATCGTGCAGTAGAACTAGGGTGGGCAGTTAGTATACCTGAGTGGCCCGCAGGAATTAAAGATGTCAATGATGCAGTAGTAAAAATGGGCAAGTTAGCAACTATGATAACTATATTTCAAAGCAGAGAAACAAGTCGATTAAAAATAGAATTAAGGAAACGGCAAATTGCAAAATTGGTGTCCTGAGATTTATCGTAGTATATTTGTAGATCGATTCAACGATGATTACATCAGCGTGGCACCATGTTGCCAAGCAGTTACAAAAATTGAACCAGTTGACACTTTTAATTTTTATAAAAGTCCTTATTTGTTATATCTACGCAATGAGTTTGCTCAAGGGTCACGCCCGTCGGCATGTTCTCGTTGCTGGGATGCAGAAGCACTTGGTCACAAAAGTCGTCGACAAAGTGCCATTGAGTTTTTTAATCTTCCGCCGTCTGATCTAGTGACACTAGAAAGCGTTGACCACAGTGCAACTTGGGCATGTAATCTTGCATGTATCATGTGTGGCCCAAATAACAGTAGTTTATGGGCTAAAGAATTAAAATATATACAGTCTGATTTAATTTCTATAGGAAGAAAGTTTCAAAAATCAAATAATTTTTTAGACAAATTAGATTTTTCAAACATACAAAAAATACATTTCAATGGTGGCGAACCGTTGCTTAATGCTGATCATATTAATTTATTAGAAAAATTAGAAGCACAAGGAGTATTAAAAAATACTTTTATAAGTTATAATACAAATGGAACTGTTATTCCTGACGATAAAATAATAAAGTTATGGAGTCGGGCCAGATTGGTTAAGATATTTTTTAGCATTGATGCAACTAAATCAGCATTTGAGTATATACGTTGGCCTGGTAACTGGAATGATACCAGCAACAATATTATTTCAATGAGAGAAAATTTACCCGGAAACGTTATGTTTGGATTCAATGTAACTGTTGGATGTTATAATCTTTTTGAAATTGTTGATGTATGGCAATGGTTTTCTGAACACCTACTAACAAATAGAGAAGGTGATAACTCTGATTTTTGTTGGCAATTTGCAAATAATTTTGATGTAAAGTTTTTGCCAACCAATATTAAAAATGATGCAATAGACTATTTAATAGCCGAACCTAGATTAATAGGAATTGTTAATTACATTAAAAACACATTATCAATTACCAAAAATAATAACTGGATAATAAATCTTGAAGATCTTGATAGTAAAAGAAATACTAATTGGAGAAATAGTTTGACAATAGGAAAATATTACAAGGAATTAATGTGTTAAAAGAATACAATATTGATATTCAACGATTGTTTTTAGAAATGATGTTGCAAGACGCATCAAGTTATGTGCGAGTTCAAAACATTTATAATCCTGAGAATTTTGACCGTAGTCTAAGACCAGCAGCAGAGTTTGTTAAGAAGCACAGTATTGAGCATAAAACATTACCCACCATTGAACAAATTGCAGCCAGTACAGGTGTTAAACTTGCACATACACCTGACTTGAATGATGGACATTTTGAATGGTTTATGCAGGAGTTTGAAAGTTTTACCCGCAGACAAGAACTTGAGCGTGCAATTTTAAAGTCAGCAGATTTATTGGAAAAAGGAGATTATGATCCTGTAGAAAAATTAATCAAAGACGCGGTACAAATATCATTGACCAAAGACATGGGCATAGACTATTTTGAAGATCCTGCGTCTCGTATTAATAGATATTTCAACAGTGGCGGACAAGTCAGCACAGGTTGGCCACAAATGGATCGACTATTATACGGCGGATTCAGTCGTGGCGAACTGAACATTTTTGCCGGCGGATCAGGATCAGGCAAAAGTCTTGTGATGATGAACATAGCATTGAACTGGTTGCAACAAGGACTCAGTGGTGTTTATATGAGTCTAGAACTCAGTGAAGATTTGTGTGCATTGAGAACAGATGCCATGTTGACCAACATGGGCACCAAAGAAATACGCCGAGACATTGATACCACAGAACTCAAAGTTAAAATGATGGCCAAAAAGTCTGGACAGTATAGAGTCAAAGCTTTGCCTGCACAAAGTAATATCAATGACATTAGAAGTTATATCAAAGAAGTTCAGATACAAACAGGACTGCGTGTGGATTTTATCATGGTTGATTATTTGGACTTGTTGATGCCTGTGAGTGCCAAAGTCAGTCCCAATGATTTGTTTGTTAAAGACAAGTACGTGAGTGAAGAATTACGTAACTTGGCTAAAGAACTCAATGTGTTGTTTGTGACTGCAAGTCAGTTAAATAGATCCGCAGTAGAAGAAGTGGAATTTGATCACAGTCATATTTCAGGTGGTATCAGCAAGATCAATACTGCAGACAACGTGTTTGGTATTTTTACCAGCAGAGCCATGAAAGAACGTGGACGTTATCAAATACAATGTATGAAATCACGAAGTTCAACAGGTGTGGGTCAAAAAATTGATCTTGAATACAACATTGAAACCATGCGTATCACAGATTCAGGCGAATCTGCAGATGAATCATCTGGAGGATTTGTTAAAAAACCTAGCATATATGACAGCATTAAAACGCAAAGTCGTGTAACAGAATCAGTAGACCCCGATACCAGCGAAGCTGGCAAAGTAACCGCTGATGTAAATAGTGCCAAATTAAAACAATTATTAGGCAAAATTAAAGTAGGTAGCTGATCCATGCGTGTAAATTCAACTCATATTTACGGTAGAGATTTAACAGGCGTTGATAGATTAACAAATAATGATGTACTGCATATCTATGATGTATTTGACAAAGACTATATTGATTCTATATTTTTTAAAAAAGGAACACCAAAATATATTGTAAGTGATCATATTACTAGATTTGATGGAGTAAAAATTTATGGGCTTCCGTTAATAGCGGAAAAGATAGCAAGACAACTTGTGAACGAGATACCATTTAAAAATAGCACTATGACTACGTCGACATGTTTTAATTTTGTTATTAATAAAAAACAAATTAATAGATTTTTATGTATAAAATTAGTTGAATTATTTAAATTATCTGATTTTAATTATACTTGGTCCGGTATTGACGACAAGTTTGATATGTCTAATATAATTGCTGAATTAGATATGTTAGATACTCAATCTCCTCTAGACAATGCCGCAAGATCATTTTTATTGAGTCCTATTAGATTAAAAAAACGTTTTATAAATTTTTCAACTTCTGACACAAATAACACAAGTAACATAAACAATATAGGTACATTCCAGTGGCAATGGGAGAACGGAATTGGAGATTTATTTAGTAATTCTGCTATATCTCTCATAACCGAAAGTGTAAGTTATCAAACAGCCGCAACATTTACGGAAAAAATATTATGGTCTGTATTAGGGTTAACTTTTCCAATTTGGATCGGCGGATATAATCAAGCGTCTGAATGGAAACGACTAGGATTTGATATATTTGATGATATAATTGATCACAGCTATCAAAGTTATGATACTCTGATTGAAAGATGTTATTATGCATTTTCACAAAATATACAGTTACTTTCAAATAAAGAAAAAGCAGCAAAATTAAGATTAAATTGTAAAGATAGATTACTCAACAATCGTGAGCTATTAATACAAAATCATCTATCAAAATTTATTGATCTGGAAATTTCTAAGTTTCCAGAAGATTTACAGGCGGTAATGCCAGAAATAGTAGACCCTTTTAGACGTTTGTTAACAGATTAGATTGAACAAAACCAATAAATAATAAAAAGGTTCTGGCACAAAATGCAAAAGAAAACGCGAAGTTTATTAGAAGAGTTAGACAGTCTATACGCAGAGCGCGATCAGCGTCATGTCTTAGAAAATCGCGCCACCAACATTATCGCCAGTGCCATACGATTGCTAGAACAAATAGATTCTAGTTACACACCAGAACAAGCAGATAATTTACAACGTAAATTGATTAATGCGATTAGACTGAGAGATCCTGGAAAATTTACCCGTACAGTGAGACGCACAGATGCAAATACATGAACTAACACAAGACTCATTGAACGAAGGGTTCATGGATAGTCTTAAAAACAAAACAGGCACAATGGGCAATACTATCAAAGGTATGATACCAACTGACCAAGAGATCATACGAGGGGTTAAACAGGCTGGCAAAAACATAAAAAATGTTGCTGGGTCTGCTGCAACCGGTGCCAAAAATATCTATAACAAGACTGCGTCAGCAGTCGGGCCTGCAGCCAAAAGTGCTACCAGTGGTGTTGCATCAGCAGTCACAAACAATCCTGCCACCAGAGCCTATGATAGATCCACTGGAGTTTTTGGTAAAGCACCCAGCTATGCATCAACTGCACAAGCTGCTGCCCAAAAATTGTCCAAGCAAGGATTTGGGCCACAATACCAAGCACCGTCGGCTGACTGGCAAGACAAACTGAAAAAAGTTCAAACAGATCCTGCAGTCAAACAATATATTCAAAGCCTTGTTTCAGCTTGGTCCAAAGCTGAACCAACTGTGGTTGCTAGCACACCTGCTCCTGCACCAAAAACAGCACCGACACCTAACTATGGTGCAGCAGGCGCCGCACAACTCACTGGCACTCCTAGTGCAGTTACAACCACCCCACTGAAATCACAAACTTCAAATCAACCTATCAGCATTGGTGGACAAAAATTAGATCCTAATGATCCAAAAAATGCCAGCATCATTGCTAAATTGCGCCAGCAAGGCGCCATAAATGAAGCTGTATCACCAGACGAAGATCAATATGCTGATGCTTTTATATCATGGAGTGATGATCATCTCAAAACACGTGAATCAACCACCGGCGAAACAATAGAAATGGATGATGTTAGAGAGTTACCAGAAATTGACACTGCATTGAACACTGCTTTGGAACAAATTGTAAATACCAGAGGCACTGCACAACAGGCAGCAGCCGTTGCAAAATATTTTCAAGTAGCAGTGGCTGGAGTACAAGCTGTTGCCCAGTCTATTAGAAACAAAAATCCTCAGGCACGCACTGGCGGCATAGCCAGTGCCGCAGCCGTAAAACCAGTCATGCAACAAAGATTACGTGCGCTAGGAGTCACTCCTGCACAAATGCAACAGATAGGTCAAATGTTGCGAATCAACAGTGGTGACAAAACATTCAAACGTACCAACAATCCTCAGGTTGATGCACTGTTGATGACCTTGGGGATGACACCCATATGAACATATTTGAAGGCGGCAATGTATTCAAAGATGGTGACGGCCGCGCCCTGACACAACGTATCAATCAGACTGATGTTGCACCCACTGTGATGTGGCTAGAAATGCTGACAGGTCTTGATCTACGCGGTGAAAACGATGAACACGGTTTTCCTGAAAAGTGGCTTGGCAGCACTGGCAAAAAACCTACATCCGGAGATCTGGACCTTGAAATTGATGCCAATCAACTTACCAAAGAACAGTTGGCCAACAGGCTGGTTCAGTGGAGTCAAAGCCATGGATTCAAGCCCGAAGATTATGTACGTAAAACTGGCAGCATTGTGCACTTTAAAACTCCCATCACTGGACGCCCTGACAGCGGCTATGTACAAACTGACTTTACATTTCTGAAAAAACCCCAATGGAGCAGGTTTATATTGACCAGCGATCCCAACAGCAAATACAAAGGTGCCTTGAGAAATATCATGCTCAATAGCATTGCCAAAAGCATGGGCTACAAACTCAATCAAATTGATGGCATTGCAGATCGTGCCACAAATCAAATTATATCGGATGACCCTGACAAGGTAGCTAAATTGTTGTTAAACAATGCTGCCACCAGAGCTGATTTGTACAGTGTAGAAGCCATCATGCGGGCACTAGCACGTGATCCAAAAAAAGATGCCAAAATTGCGGACTTTAGAGCGCATATGGAACGAGAAGGCGAACCTTTTTTTGAAAGTGCCGATACATTGTATCATGAATACAATGAAACAAATTTTTTGGCCAGACTGAGAGATCGTATCGTAAATCAAGGCATGCGGCCTCTGGTAGAGTCTGCCAAAGATGTACGCATTGAACACCTTG